GATGAACGCGTTCCATGCGATCACCAGCCTTCCCGGCCGCACCAAGACCATGAAAGACCTGGGCGACACGCTGCACAAGCTCATCACGCTTGAGCGCGAGGCCTACAACATCGCTGACCCGAAGAAGGTGGAATTGACCCTTCCTCCGCCGGGCGCGATGCCAACCAACCCAATTGAGGCGGCCAAGGCCTACCAGGAGCTGATGGCCGGCACGAGTTAATGCCGATCCCGTTTCCGTTCGACTTCAAGAACCCGGATTACGTCCAGGTGTTCGAATGGCGGATGGAGCGGTTGCGGCGGATCCGTGAGCAGCCCGACAAGCTGCCTGCACTGAAGGCGTTCTACCGAGACAACCCGGCCCAGTTCATCATCGACTGGGGCGTCACGTTCGACCCGCGAAACCCGGAGCGCGGCCTTCCATCGACCATTCCGTTCCTTCTCTTCCCCAAGCAGGAAGAGTGGGTGACGTGGTTCCTGGAGCGCTGGGTAAAGCAAGAGAACGGCATCACCGAGAAGACCCGCGACATGGGTATGTCGTGGCTCACGATGGCGCTGGCTTGCACCGTTTGCCTGTTCCGGCCACAGATCACCGTGGGATGCGGATCGCGCAAAGAGGAATACGTCGACGTTATCGGCGACCCGGACTCACTGTTCGAGAAGGCAAGGATGTTCTTGGCCGGCCTTCCGGTGGAGTTCCGCGGCGGTTGGCAGCGCGGCGCCCATGCCTCGTACATGAAGATCCAGTTCCCGGAAACGGGCTCGATCATGACGGGCGAAGCTGGCGATGGTATCGGTCGCGGTGGCAGGTCAAGCTTTTACATCGTGGACGAGTCGGCCTTCCTGGCTCGCCCGCAGCTGGTGGACGCGTCGCTTTCAGCAACGACGAACTGCCGGCAGGACATTTCCACGCCGAACGGTCGCGGCAACTCGTTTGCCAATCGTCGGTTCAGCGGCAAGACCAAGGTCTTCACGTTCCACTGGCGCGATGACCCGCGCAAGGATGAGGCCTGGTACGAAGCCCAGCGGAACAAGCTTGACCCTGTAACCCTCGCTCAGGAAGTGGACATCGACTACGCCGCCTCGGTGGAGGGTGTAGTGATTCCGTCGGCCTGGGTGCAGGCAGCGATCGACGCGCACACGAAGCTAGGCATACCCATCACCGGGTTGGCCCGCGGCGCGCTGGACGTAGCTGACGAAGGAATTGACAAGAACGCCTTTGCCGGCGGCCAGGGCATCCTTCTGGATGTGCTGGAAGAGTGGTCTGGCAAGGGTGGTGACATCTTCAGCACGGTGCAGCAGGCTTTCGCGCTCTGCGATGCCAACGACTATCCAGCATTCGACTATGACGCTGACGGCCTTGGCGCCGGAGCGCGCGGCGATGCCCGGGTGATCAATGAAGGAAGGCGCGAGCGCGGGGAACCGCTGCGGCGCGCAGAGCCATTCCGCGGTTCGGGTGAGGTGCATGACCCGGATGGCGAGATGGTTCAGAAGCGGAAGAACAAAGACCTATTCGCCAACCGTAAGGCGCAGTCCTGGTGGGCTTTGCGTATTCGGTTCCAGCAAACCTATCGCGCCGTCGTTGAGGGCATGACCGTTGACCCGGACAGCATCATCTCCATCTCCAGCCGCCTGCCGTTGCTGCAGAAGCTGATCATGGAGCTGTCGCAGCCCACCTACACCATCAATGGCGTTGGCAAGATCGTGATCGATAAAGCCCCAGATGGCACTCGATCGCCGAACTTGTCTGACGCCGTGATGATCAAATTCAACCCTGGCGCCAGCGCGCTGGATGTATGGACCAGGCTCGCAGCATGAGTAAGAACCGGCAGCGTCGAAACGAAGCCGCCCGTGTTCAGGCGCAGGCTGTCGCCGGGTCAGGCAAGCGCTTCATGGTGGGCGACAGCTTCGCCAACTTCGAAGCGCGGGTTGGTATCGGCACCAATAACCAGTCGTCCGCTGGTGGATACGGCTTCGACTTCATCAGCCGAAACCGCGTGCAGATGGAGGCGATGTATCGCTCCAGCTGGATCGTAGGCGCGGTGGTCGACTGCATTGCAGAGGACATGACGCGCGCCGGTATCGACCTGAACACGTCGCTCAAGCCGGAGCAGCAGACCAAGATTCTCGCCGCCTTCGAGCGGATGCACCTGTGGGACCGCCTTTGCGACAACACGAAGTGGGCTCGCCTCTACGGTGGCTCGCTGGCCGTGATGCTGATCGACGGCCAGAAGATGGATACGCCGCTCAACCTGGACTCCATCGGGAAGGGGCAGTTCAAGGGTTTGCTGGTCCTCGATCGTTGGCTGGTCCAGCCGACGCTGAACCAGCTGATCGAAGAGTACGGCCCGGACATGGGCATGCCGAAGTTCTACGACGTGGTTGCTGATTCCATGGCGCTCAAGCGCCAGAGGATTCACCACAGCCGCGTCATTCGGGTGGACGGCGTCGATCTGCCGTACTGGCAGAAGATCGCCGAGAACCTATGGGGGCAGTCGGTCATTGAGCGCCTGTTCGATCGCCTTCTGGCCTTCGACAGCACGACGCAGGGCGCTGCACAGCTGGTCTACAAGGCGCATCTGCGTACGGTGAAGGTGAAGGGACTGCGCGAGATCATCGCGATGGGCGGCCCGGCGCTGGATGCGCTGACCAAGAACATCGACATGATCCGTCGGTTCCAGACGAACGAAGGGCTGACGCTGCTTGACTCTGAAGATGAGTTTGACGCGCACCAGTACACGTTCGCCGGCCTGGATGATGTGCTGCTCCAGTTTGGGCAGCAGCTATCTGGATCCGCGGAAACGCCGCTGACGCGCCTGTTCGGCCAATCCCCATCCGGTCTTAACTCGGATGGTGGAGGCGAAATGAAGCAGTACCACGAGGGCGTCGCCTCGAAGCAGGAGCGGCGCTTGCGCCCCGGCGTGACGACGCTTCTGAATGTCGTGTGCCGGTCGGAGCTCGGTATCGCCCCGCCTGATGACTTCGGTTTCGAGTTCAACTCGCTTGAGCAGATGTCTGACGCGGACAAGGCCGACATCAACACGAAGACCACTGGCGCTGTCCTGGACGCCTTCGACGCCGGCCTGATCAGCCAGAAGACTGCCCTGCAGGAGCTCAAGCAGTCCAGCGAGACCACCGGCATCTGGACGAACATCACCGACGACCTGATCAACGAGGCTGAAAATGCTCTTCCGGACGTCACCGAGAAAGATCCGGACGACGGATCGGCGGAAGAACCGGGGGAAGGTACGAAGCCGGAAAGCGGAGATCCAGTACGCCGCGCAGCTTAGGCGCGTGGCGCAACAGGTGGGGCATCTGATCGATGCCTTCCCTGCGGGTGACCCGTCGGCAGTGCCGACCATCACCGACATGATGCAGAAGTACTCCGAGGCACTCACGGGCTGGGCGACACGCACGGCCACGCGGATGCTGACGGAGGTAGACGCCAGGGATCGGCAATCCTGGTCGGACCTTGCCGCAGAGATGTCGCGCGAGCTTCGCCGGGAGATCCAGACAGCGCCCACCGGTCAGCTGTTCCAGGCGCTGTTGAACGAGCAAGTCACGCTGATCAAGTCGCTCCCCCTGGGGGCGGCGCAGCGCGTGCACGAACTGACGATAAAGGGTCTTGAGGATTCGACCCGGGCCAGCGAGTTCGCCAAGGAGATCGCACGATCGGGCGAGGTGGCCACGAGCCGCGCCAACCTGATCGCGCGGACCGAGGTGGCGCGCACAGCCTCGACGCTGACGCAGGCGCGAGCCGAGCATGTCGGATCGACTGGGTACATATGGCGTACCTCCGGGGACTCGGACGTCCGCCACAGCCACAAGCAAATGAACGGAAAGTTCGTCCGGTGGGATTCACCGCCGACGCTATCGGATGGCACGACCACGCACGCCGGGCAAATCTACAATTGTCGGTGCTACCCTGAGCCGGTATTGCCGGAGTAGGAAAATGTCGCGCCGTAGAAATGACCCGCTGAGATTTCGCCTTAGACATGCCGCCTACTGGTATGACTCGCTGCGCCGGTTCTGGCTGCACGATTGGGTGTTAGACGATTTCAAACATATGCGAGTTGCCCTGGACGCCAGTCATGGCGGAGGGCGAGGGTTCGACCTAGACGATTAATGCAAACCCGCTTCGGCGGGTTTTTTATTGGGCGAATGAAATGTCACTGCGCACTACCGACTTCAACTCGGCCGGCGCGTCGCGCTACTACACCGTGTCGAAGCTTGGCGAGAAGCGGTCTCTCACGCCTGAGGGCTATCTGCTGTGCCTGGACGTGCCGGTGGCGCGCACCGGCGAGATGCTCTACGCGGAAGGCGAGATCGCAGGCGAGGATGGTGAGTCGATCACTGGCGGACCGGACAAGATGATTCGAGTATCGCGCGGACAGGAAGACCTGTTCCGCCCCGAGACCATCGCCAGCTTCGAGGGCAAGCCGGTAACGCTTGGCCACCCTGACGAGTTCGTCACGCCGGACAACATCAAGCAGCACGCCGTCGGGACCATGTCCAACGTGCGGCGCGGCTCGGGCATTGAAGACGATCTCATGTTCGCCGATCTGCTCATCACCGATCGAGCAGCCATCGACGCCATCCAGAAAGACGGCATCGAAGAAGTAAGCAACGGCTACGAAGCCGATTACGAACAACAGCAACCGGGGCGCGCGGCACAGCGCAACATCCTAGGCAACCACGTCGCACTGGTTGAACGAGGCCGTTGCGGCCCGCGGTGCGCAATCGGAGATCAAGACATGGCAAGCAAGAAGAAACTGTCCTTTGCGGACCGCATCCGCGCCGCATTCAAGTCCAACGACGCCGACGAGGTGAAGAAAATCGCCGAAGAGGCCGAGTCCATGGATGAGGATTCGGAAGAGGACGACACCGACAAGAAGGACAAGAAGACCGAGGACGGCTTCAAGCGTGTTCTCGATCGACTGACCGCCATCGACGAACGTCTGGACAAGATCGAGGCCAAGGATGAAGACGGTGACGACCAGGACGGCGACGACGATGGTGACGAAACCATGGACACCGTCATCGGCGCCGAGACCGCTGGCAAGCTGAGCGACGCGGGTGTGAAGCTCTACACCGGCGACAGCGCCAAGAACATCCCGGCCCTGGCCGAGATCCTGGCGCCCGGCACCAAGCTCCCGACCTTCGACGCCAAGACCACGGACGCGCAGCGCGCCCTGTCGCTGTGCAAGTGCCAGCGTAAGGCCCTGGATGCGGCCTATCAGACCGACGCCGGCAAGGAAGCGATCACGCCGTTTCTGGGTGGCCACACCGCCGATTTCGGCAAGCTTCCGCTGGCCATGCTCAACGCCGCGTTCGTCGGCGCCGCCAACGTGATGCGCGCCAAGAACAACGACGGCAATCACCGCGTCAATCTCTCCACCAAGGACTTCGGTCGTCAGTCTTCCGTGTCCGACATCAACGCTCGCAATCGCGAGTTCTACAAAAACCGCTGAGGAATATCCGACTATGACTGCTTACCTTTTCCGCATGCCGTCGGGCATTCCCGGCATGGTGTCTCGCGAAGAGAACAAGACCATCGAGACGGTCCCGTTCGATTCGGCTGCTCCGTTCGTGGGCTTCGGCCTGTTCGGCAAGATCGTCGCCGGCAAGCTGGATCCGGTGGGTGCTGGTGATGCCGCCACGGCCATTTATGGCCTGCTGGTGAAGCCGTTCCCGGCCAACTCCAGCCAGGAAGGCCTGGGCACCGCTGTGCCGCCGACCACCGGCCCGGCCAACGTCCTGCGCCGCGGCTATGCCACGGTCCAGCTCAATGCCGGCACCGCCGCGCTGAACGGCACGGTGTACGTCCGCGTCGCCGCCGCTGCTGCCGGCAAGCCCATCGGTGGCATCGAAGCCGCTGCCGACAGCACCAACACCATCGTTGTCGCCAACTGCACCTTCATGGGTGCCGCTGACGCCACCGGTAACGTCGAAATCGCCTACAACATCTGATCCCACCCACAAGCTGCCACGCACTGAAACCGCCTCCGGGCGGTTTTTTTGTGGGCGCGATTCGGAGACCGAACACATGAAAGAATTGATCCTGCCGCGCTCGGTGAAGCGCGCCTATACGCGTGATGGTCTGATGACCTTCGACGCGGCCACCATCGACAGCTCCGGCTCGTTCCTGATTGGTGAGCTGGAGCGTCTGGACCAGACCCTCCACATGCCGCTGGCCGCCGTTACCTGGGGCCGAGACATCCTGCTTCGTGAAGACGTATCGATCGCCGATGAGGTGTCGAGCTTCACGAACTCCAGCTTCGCTGCGGCCGGCGGTCCCTCGCCGAGTGGCAAGAGCTGGATCGGCAAGGACGCAAATGTCATCGCCGGCATTCAGCTGGACATCGGCAAGACTGCCAACCCGCTGACCCTGTGGGGCCAGCAGCTTGGCTGGACGATCCCGGAACTGGAATCGGCGCAGAAGCTCGGCCGCCCGGTCGATCAGCAGAAGTACGAAGGCCTGCAGTTGAAGTACAACATGGACGTGGATGAGCAGGTCTACATCGGCGACACCACGCTCGGCTTCACGGGTCTGGTGAACAACGCCGGTGTGTCGACCACCAATGCCGTGACCGGCAACTGGAACAACGGCACGACCACTCCGGCGCAGATCCTGGCCGACGTGAATACGTTGCTCGAGTCGGTGTGGCAGTCGTCTGCCTTCGCCCGCTGCCCGGACAAGCTGCTGCTCCCGCCGATCCAGTTCAGCTACCTGGTCAGCACGCTGATCAGCTCTGCCGGCAACATCAGCATCCTGGAGTTCCTGAAGAACAACTCCATCTGCAACAGCATCAATGGCCGCCCGCTGGATATCCAGCCGCTGAAGTGGCTCGCCAACCGCGGCGCGTCGAACAAGAACCGCATGGTGGCCTACACCAACGACCGCAATCTGGTCCGCTTCCCGCTGGTCCCGCTGCAGCGCACCCCGCTGGAATACCGCGGCATCCACCAGCTGACCACTTACTTCGGCCGCCTGGGCGTGGTGGAAGTGGTGTACGGCGAGACCCTCGGCTACGTGGACGGTATCTGACCATGGCCAGCAAACTCGTCAACGTCGTGAAGTCCTTCACCCTGACCATCGTTCGCGACGGTCAGCTGGTGAAGGAGAAGATCGAGGATGGTATCCAGCGCCTGGAGGAAGAGATTGCCGAGCACTGGTACACGCAGGCACACTCGGCGGACGTTCCGGAAGGGGTGACTCAGACGGACGAAGAGGCAGAAGCCGCCGCAGCCGCCAAAGCTGCCGCCGCAGCCGCCAAGGCAACCAAGAGCTGAGCATGACCGTCTCCGCCGACCAGCTACGCACTGACTTCCCGGAGTTCGCCGATACCACTGCGTATCCGGACTCGGGCGTCAATCTGTGGCTGGGACTTGCTGCCGTCACGCTCCCAGAGAATCTCTGGGGTGCGTGGTGGGTGATTGGCCAGGAGCTGTTCGCCTGCCATCACCTGGTACTCGCCGCTCTCGCCTCGGGAGACGTCGCCGACGGCAATACGCCTGGTGAGGTCACCGGCGCCACGTCGGCCAAGGCGGTCGACAAGGTGTCGGTCAGCTACGACCCCAGCACCGTCAGCCTGACGGATGGCGGTTTCTGGAACATGAGCCGCTATGGCATCCAGTTCCTGCAGTTCGCCCGGATGATCGGCGCCGGCGGTCGGCAGTTCTAAGCCATGGGCGTCAAGATGACCAAGGACAACGTGTCGGTTGTCCTGCGGTCGATCCAGCAGCTTGCTTCCAATGAGGTCCTGATCGGCATCCCGGCGTCGACCACGGAGCGGCAAGACGGTGAGCCGATCAACAACGCCACGATTGGGTATATCCAGGAAACGG